AAGGAAGGCAAGGTCTACATCCTCTCGCTCGAGGGTGATGCGGACCACATCCAGATGGACAAGATGGGGCTTGTGAAGGCGCGGCGTGTTGCCACGGGCTTCATGATGATCCAGCGGGAAGTGTTCACGAAGCTCGCTGCGGATCACCCCGAGTGGTATCACCGCGATATCAATGACCCGAAGGAGATGCTCTACAGCTTCTTCGACTTCAAGGTGACGCCGGAGGGCTACATCGGCGAGGACTTTCTCTTCTGCGATCGAGCGCGCGAGTCCGGATTCTCGGTGTGGGTGGACCCGACGATCAAGCTCGGGCACATGGGGGTCCACGAGTTCCGTTCGGATTTTGGCAATGACATCCTCTACCCGATGCTGAAGCCTGTGGAGCCCAGCATGAGCGTGGCCGCGTGAAGACGCCCGCGTGGACGCGCAAGGAAGGCAAGAGCCAGAGCGGTGGGCTGAACGCGAAGGGGAGGGCATCTTACAACGCAGCCAACCCCGGAAAGCCCGGATTGAAAGCACCCCAACCCGAAGGCGGCTCCCGGCGCGATTCCTTCTGTGCGAGGATGACGGGGATGAAGAAGAAGTTGACCTCTTCGAAGACGGCGAACGATCCGGATAGCCGCATCAACAAAAGCCTTCGGGCTTGGAAATGCTAGGAGATTGATATGGCTGAATCCAAAAAGATGGTGAAGAAAGAGATCGACTTCATGCAGAAAAAAGGCGCCCCGCCCTCGATGGTGAAGCACGAGAAAGCGGAAGCGGCGAGCATGAAGTTTGCCAAGGGCGGCGGCATCGAGTCGCGTGGCAAGACCAAGGGCAAGATCAGCAAGATGGCCGCCGGCGGTTCCGTTCGCGGTGGTGGTCCTGATACGGAAGACGCTACTGATAAAGAAGCCCCAATCACCGGCCCAATTGGTAAATACGCAACGGATAACTTGTTTGGACGCGATGTTCCTGTCTATAAAAGGGCCGCTGGAGCGGCTGCTCTTGTCCCTGCGGCTTTTGCTATACAGGCTGAAAAAGGGATTCGGTATTTGGGTAAAAAGCTTTCTGGCGATAAAGAACAAGGCAAGAAAGCTGGCGGCGCTATCCGTGGCGGTGGTATTGAATCTCGCGGCAAGACCAAAGGCAGGTTTGTGTAATGCCTTCTACCTCTGCAAAGCAGCATCGCTTTATGGAAGCGGTGGCCCATAGCCCAGCATTTGCCAAGAAAGCTGGTGTTCCTCAATCCGTAGGCAAAGACTTTTCCGCTGCCGATAAAGGTCGCAAATTTCAAAAAGGAGGCACTATGAAATACGCTAAAGGTGGTATGGCTGGTGGCGGTATGCCGCCAACGGCAAGGGCTGCAATGATGGCCCGTCGTCCTCGTATGGGTGCAGGTATGCCTCCCCCCGCAATGCCCCCGGCGGCAGGTACGCCCGGCCCCGCAATGCTCCCTCAAACCGCTGCCCCAATGGGTGCAGGTATGCCTCCCCCCGCAATGCCCCCGAAACCCACTGCCCCAACGGGTGTAGCAGAGATAGGGGCGGCACTGGGCGCTAGGGCCGCTAATCCAGCGGCCAGTATGCCTCCCCCCGCAATGCCCCCGAAACCCACTGGCCTACCGGTTTTTGAAGAAAATAATGGTAGGCCTCCCCCCGCAATGCCCCCGCAACCCACTGCCCCAATGTCCCCCGGCTCATCCATGAAAAAAGGTGGTATGACCCGCACGTTTGGCAAAGGTGGTATGCACAAGATGCCGGATGGGAAAATGATGAAAAACTCAGCCATGAACAGGGGTGGTATGGCAGGTATTGCCAAAGGAGGCATCATGAAAGAGTCGAAAGCGATGGTCAAGAAAGAGGTGGACTTCTTCAAGAAGAAGGGTGCTCCAGCGTCCATGATCAAGCACGAGATGGGCGAGATGAAGGGTATGAAGGGTAAGCCGTTTGCCAAGGGTGGTGGTATTGAGATCCGTGGCAAGACCAAAGGCACCGTTATACGCATGGCTAGTGGTGGCTCGGTAGGTTCCGCTTCCCGCCGTGCGGACGGCATTGCTCAACGCGGCAAGACCCGCTGCTGATATGCGACCCTCCCGTGGCATGGGGGCGATAGCCCCCTCCAAGATACCGCGCGAGACCAAGAAGCGGGATGGCAACGAGCCCGTGAAGCTCTATGCCAAGGGCGGGAAGGCAAAAACCAAGTTCCCGTTTGCCTTCGGCAAGAAGGAGAAGTAAGTGGCCTACCGTACCACCGACACGACAGACTTCAACCTCGATCTCAGCTCCCTCATCGAAGAGGCGTTTGAGCGTTGCGGGAAGGAGCTGCGTTCGGGGTACGATATGCGCACCGCCCGCCGATCGCTCAACTTGATGACGATCGAATGGTCGAACCGCGGCATCAACATGTGGACGATCGAGCAAGGCTCGAAGCTACTCGTCGCCGGTACCGGTACCTACGATCTGCCAGTGGATACGATCGACCTCTTGGATCACGTGATCCGCACGGGCTCCGGCACGACCCAGATGGACATCAGCATCTCGCGCATCTCTGTCAGCACCTTCGCCCAGATACCCAACAAGACCGCTCAAGGGCGCCCCGTTCAACTCTGGATTCACCGGCGCACCGGCGCTACGGATTCTGTCGGGACGATTGTCTATCCGCAGTTCACGGTATGGCCGATTCCGGATAGCGGCACAACCTACACGCTTGTCTACTGGCGGCTGCGCCGGATGCAGGATGCAGGGAACGGCGTCAACGGGCAGGACATTCCTTTCCGGTTTCTCCCCGCCATGGTGGCGGGGCTCGCCTACTATCTGTCGCAGAAGCTGGAGGGGATCGACCCGGGCCGGCGCGCAGAGTTGAAGGCGGACTACGGTGAGCAGTTCCAGCTAGCTGCGGATGAGGACCGAGAGAAGGCGCCGATTCGGCTCGTTCCAAGGCAGGCGTTTCTGCGGTAATGGGCGTTCCTTTTGCATCTGGGCGCAACGCATTCGGGTTTTGCGACCGGTGTGGGTTTCGCTGCGCATACGGGGAGTTGAAAGAACTCGTCATCAAGACGAAGAACGTGAATATCCGGGTATGCAACGAGTGCTGGGAGCAAGATCACCCACAGTTGCAGTTGGGGATGTGGGCGAACCAAGCGGTAGACCCGCAGGCACTGCGTGATCCGCGTCCTGATTTGAGCTACTACGCGAACACCGGGGACGGTGGGAGCCGAGTGATTCAGTGGGGATGGAATCCCGTAGGCGGGGCTCGAGGCGATGACAACGGCCTGACCCCCAACGATCTTGTCGCCACAGGGTACGTGGGGACTGTTACAGTGACGACTTCATAGGAGTACATCATGGCAAGCAAGCAAAGCGGCAAGACGGCCCCCATCCAGAATGAAAAGGGCGGCTCAGGCGGAGTAAAATCCGCGGCGATGAAGCAGTATGGGCGCAATGTTGCGCGCGCGATGAACCAAAAGGGCGGCGCCCCGAGGGGAAAATAATGGCAACGTACAACCAGCCCAAGCCGAACCCCAACCCGCCCGGTCGACAAGTCGACACCGGCTACCCACAGACCGAGATCGGCCTGAAGGGCTTCCGCGTGAAGGGCAAGTTCCCGGAAGGCACGGAGCAGAAGACGTACATCAAGGCTCGCGGCTCGGGCGCGGCGACGCGCGGGGACAAGTTCCTGAAGGACTGACGTGGACTACAGCACGCTCTTCCTGACGATCAAGGGGTACTTGGAGAACGAATTCCCCGCGGGCACCTATACCGGGGATGACGGGAACGATGCGTCCTTGACGAGCGTGGAGCAGATCAACACGTTCATCACGCAGGCCGAGCAGCGCATCTTCAACGCCGTCCAGTTCCCCGCGCTCAGGAAGAACGTGACGGGCACGTGCACGCAGTACAACGCCTATCTCGCCTGTCCGACCGATTTTCTTGCGTCGCATTCGCTTGCGGTGATTGATGCGGACGGGGCGTATTCCTATCTCTTGAACAAGGATGTGAACTTCATTCGGGAGGCATACCCCAACCCGGGCAACGCGTACGCGGGGGTGCCGGCGTATTACGCACTCTTCGGGCCTCGATCAACGAATGAGGCCGAGCTGACTTTCCTGCTGGGGCCTTCTCCCGACGCAGCGTACACGTTGGAGCTGCACTATTTTTTCTATCCTGAGAGCATCACTACGGTAGCCGGTGGTCAGACGTGGCTTGGGGATAACTTCGATAGCGTGCTGCTGTACGGCGCAATGGTCGAGGGGTATACCTACATGAAGGGGGAGGCGGACTTGCTTGCATCCTACGACGGTAAGTTCAAGGAAGCGCTGCTGCTTGCGAAACGTCTTGGGGATGGTATGGAGCGGCGTGATTCTTATCGCAGCGGGCAGGCAAGGGTGCCGGTGACATGAGAGACGGCCTTGGCTTAGGGGTGCTGCTCGGCGATGTGCGCGTGCAAACCACCAGCAACAGGGGGTTCACGCCAGAAGAGCTGGTTGACGCGGCGGTAGACAAGGTGATCTACGTGGGTGAGCAGAGCCACCCCGCTATTCGTGCGCAGGCAGAGGCGTTCAAGGTGCAGATACGCTCGGTCATGTTGGACTACATGAAGCGCGCTGTGCAGTCAGATCGGACTACAATGTCGAATCGACTGCGCGAGGCTGGGTACCCGGAGCTGGTGCAGCTTCTCAAGGAGTAGAAAATGGCGGGTGTAACCCAAGCGATGTGCACCAGCTTCAAGTCCGAGTTGATGACGGCAACGCACAACTTCACGACGGGCACCGGCAATACATTCAAGATTGCGCTCTTCCGTGCCACGGCTTCGATCGTCGGTACTTATGGAGCGGCGACGACCAACTACTCGCAGATGACGGCCAATGCGGACGAGGCGTCTGGGACCGGGTATTCGGCAGGTGGCAATACGCTGACCAATGTGACTCCCACGACGTCTGGCACCACGGCGTACACGGACTTCGCGGACTCTACGTGGACCACGGCAACCTTGACCGCATCCGGGGCGCTTATCTACAACAGTTCTTCGGCGAGCCGTTCAGTCGCCGTGCTTGCTTTTGGCTCTGACAAGACGAGTTCGGCCGGGGACTTCACAATCATCTTCCCGACGGCTGACGCCTCTAACGCCATTATCCGGATTGCCTAGTGGCTCAGTTTCACTCCTATACCCAGACGGTTGCGGACGGTACCGCGACGAGTGTCGTTCGCCCGTCCGACTGGAATAGCGCGCATGTCCTGCAGTATGGGCTCTCTGGCAATACTGTTGGTTCATCCGCGGTGTCGGGGTCTGACGTCATCTTTGTGGGCGGGAACAACTTGTCGTTGTCGGCGGACACGGCAAACAGTCGTCTCGTGTTCAGTGTGGGGAACTACCTCACCACCGCGCGGGGCTCAACCGACGCAGTAGGACTGAATACCGCCAAGACCAACGTCACGTGGACCGTGAACTCATCCGGCATCAGCTTTGACGCTGGTGGGTATGCCGGTACAGGCTACACCTCGACCACTACTGCGGGCACCGCGGTTGTCGGTACGCATGGTACGAATGGATTGAGCATCGGTGTGCCAGCTTTCATTACCACCGCGCGGGGCTCAACCGACGCAGTAGGACTGAACACCGCCAAGACCAACGTCACGTGGACCGTGAACTCCTCCGGCATCAGCTTTGACGCTGGTGGGTACGCCGGCACTGGCACAAGCGCCACGAACGCTAGCGTGACGCTAAACAGCAACGGCCTGCAAATCAGTGTTGCGGCGGCAGGGGCAGCTACAAATGCAGTAGGACTGAACACCGCCAAGACCAATGTGACTTGGACGGTGAACTCGTCCGGCCTCAGCTTTGACGCTGGTGGGTATGCCGGCACGGGCTACACGTCGACCACTACTGCGGGTACTGCGATTGTTGGCACACTGAACACGGCTGGGCTAAGCGTCGGCGTGCCGGCTTTCATTACCACGGCCATGCAGTCCAACGCAGCGACCATCAGCAACATCAATGTGTCGGGCGGAACGACCTCCAGCAACATGTCTGCGGTCAACTTCGTTAACTCCAACGGGGTATCGTGGAGTTTGGACACTGCGTCCAAAGTGTACGCAACGGTGAAGACCGACTACCTCACCACTGCGCGGGGCTCAACCGATGCGGTAGGACTGAACACCGCCAAGACCAACGTTACGTGGACCGTGAACTCCTCCGGCATCAGCTTCGACGCTGGTAAGTATGCCGGCACGGGCTACACCTCGGCTACTACTGCGGGTACTGCGATTGTCGGCACACTGAACACGGCTGGGCTAAGCGTCGGCGTGCCGGCTTTCATTACCACGGCCATGCAGTCCAACGCGGCGACCATCAGCAACATCAATGTGTCGGGCGGAACAACCTCCAGCAACCTGTCCGCGATCAACTTCGTCAACTCCAACGGGGTATCGTGGAGCTTGGACACTGCGTCCAAAGTGTACGCAACGGTGAAGACCGACTACCTCACTACGGCACGCGCCTCCAGTGATGGAGTAGGACTGAACACCGCGCAGACCAATGTGACTTGGACGGTGAACTCGTCCGGCCTAAGTCTGAACGCAAGCGGCTACGCAGGGATTGGAACCAGCGCAACTAACGCATCCGTCACCCTGAACAGCAACGGTCTGGCAATTAGCGTGGCCGGTGCCGGTGCAGCAACTAACGCGGTCGGCCTGAACACAGCGCAAACCAACGTCACATGGACTGTGAACACCTCGGGGATCAGCCTGAACGCTGCGGGCTATGCCGGAACGGGAACGACCTTCACCAACGTCACGGCAACCCTGAATTCCGTCGGGTTGCAGCTGAACGCTGCGGGCTATGCCGGAACGGGAACCAGCGCGACGAATGCAAGTGTGACGCTGAACTCGAACGGCCTCGCGATTAGTGTGGCTGCGCCGACATCGAACTACGTGAACTGGTTGGAACCATTCAGCCAGACGAACACGGCGGGCCTAGCTCTTGGGGTGTCTAGCTGGTACTTCGCCCCATTCGTGGCTCCTGAGAATATATCAGGCGGACGGATAAACTTTCTTGCGGTCAATACTTCCACTGCTGGGATACTGGCCTATCAGGTAAACCCCAATACAAATCGCTCGCGCAACATAAACGCGTATACCTATGACTTTCGCGCTGCGCTGTATTCGCAAGGAACTGGGACCAACAGTACTCGGCTAGAGTCTTTTTGGTCAAACCGCTTTAGCTTTAACCTGACTGCAGACCTTTCGGTTGTGGCGACTAACGCAACGGATATGGCGGTATCCATTTCAAGGTCGATCGGGTACATCCAAGATATTGATGCTTCTGGAGGGTATGTACTGAGTACCTACGGGGCGGGCAGTAATATTACCACCCCGAATTCCTCGATGAACCAGTCAGCTTTTGCATCTGTGGGCACCAGTATTAGAAACATGCTTTCCGATTCAATCATTCAGCCTGTTGGGCTGAATACTACTCTTGCGCCGGGTGCGTACTGGATGGCGGTTCAGTGGGCGTCTACTTCAGCCGTCAGCAGTACAAACAGTTCTATTGGCAACCTTATTTTTTCACAGCTTTCAATCGTTGGGGTGTCCCGCGTCGTCTTGGATGCATCATTCCGAAATTGGGGATCGACCGCGACTACGGCGCGTTCTGGTATCGCTCCATATGGCGTTTACACGGCGCAGTCGGCAGTACCACCGCAGTTTGTCGCGTTGAACAGCGATCTATCATCGCTTGCGAGTGCATGGGTTCCGTACTTCAACTTCCAAGCTAGAGGGCTAACAAATTGACGAAGCCGCAACTCGTTGTGCAGGACTTCGCAGGCGCACACAATTACGATCTGGAGCGTACAAGCGCGCGCCTCATCAAAGGGGGGTCGTGGAAGAAGCAGAGGATTCTCGTCATCATTCCAGCGGGCGATATGATTCCCGCGAAGGTGGCGCTCTCGCACTGGAACCTTGCATTCCCGCCGAACAACGGTGTGGTCAGAATCCTTGCGCAAGGTATGGAAGTCGGAGATGCCTACTCGTCCGCCATCGAACAGATGCTCGCACATCCAGACCTCGGGCAATGGGAATACATCCTCACGATTGAGCATGACAACATGCCGCCCTCTGACGGTGTGCTGCGCCTTGTGGACCGCATGGAGGCGCACCCTGAATTTGCCTGCATCGGCGGACTCTACTTCACAAAGGGCGAGGGGGGTGTCGCGCAGATATGGGGCGACCCGAAAGACCCGCTCGTAAACTTCCGGCCGCAGGTGCCGGACCCGAACGGTGGGCTCGTTGAATGCTGTGGAACCGGAATGGGATTTAACCTCTTTCGCATGAGCATGTTCAAGGATGACCGCCTTCGCAAGCCGTGGTTCGTCACGCAGCGCAAGGACGGTGTGGCGACGCAGGACTTGTATTTTTGGGGCGATGCGCGAAAGTACGGATACCGCTGCGCCATTGACTGCTCGGTAAAAGTCGGGCACTTCGATCATCAAAATGACATGGTGTGGTGAAATGCTTGCGCTGATCGGACACGGGTACATCGGGACGGCCATTGCGAAGGAACTCGACGCGCAAGGGGTTGGATACGGTTGGCTCAGCCACACGGACAACTTGATGGGCGCCTTTGCGGGGACCATCATCAACGCGGCCGGGTACACAGGCACGCCGAATGTGGATGCCTGCGAGGAGAATCGCGAGGAGTGCATAGAGGGGAACATCATGTGGCCTATGCGGCTGCACGATATCTCTGACTGTGTTGTTCATGTGTCGAGCGGGTGTGTCTACACCGGGTACGAAAAGGAGTGGGCAGAGGATGATGAGCCGAACTTCACGATGAAGAACGGTTCGTTTTACTCAGGGTGCAAAGCTATATTCGAGCGGCGTATCCGGCAGAAGATACTGCTTGGCTCCCGCGCGCACTTGCTTCGGGTGCGTATGCCATTCGGGGCAAAGCGTGACCCGAAGAACCTTATCACCAAGCTCGAAGGATATCCGAAGCTCATCGACCAGAAGCAGTCGATGGCGTGCGTAGAAGATGTGGCAAAAGCTGCGGTCTACTTCGCTCTCACCAGACCGCCATTTGGCGTGTATAACTGCGTGAATCCGGGCGCGCTGACGACGCGGCAGATCGCAGACAAAATGGGGTGGGACAAAGAGTGGTTCACCGAAGAGGAGTTTGCGAAGGCCGTAGCTGCACCGCGCTCCGAATGCGTGCTCTCCACACAGAAGATGCAAAGTGTATTTCCGATGCAGTCAGCAGAAGAAGCACTTGAGAACGCAGTAATCAACTACGGAGACTAACGTGGCGAAGAGCAAAAAGGCTGCACCGCAGGCGCTGAAGCTTGATCTCGGATGTGGCCCCAACAAGAAGGAGGGATTCATCGGCGTCGACTCCTTGCCGTTCGATGGCAAGGTGGACGTGGTTCTGGACCTGCGGAAGAAGTGGCCGTGGGCGAGTGGCTCGGTAGAGGAGGTCAACTGCACACACTTCATCGAGCATCTGGATGGTCCTGAGCGTGTCCATTTCTACAACGAGCTGTACCGGGTACTGAAGCCCGGGGCCACGGCGTTTGTCGTAGTACCGCATTGGTCGTCTGGCCGGGCGTACGGTGACCCCACGCACAAGTGGCCGCCCGTGGTGGAGTTCAGCTTCTACTACTTAGACAAGTCGTGGCGAGAGGTGAATGCTCCGCACTGCGGGCTTGAGTGTGACTTCGGCACGAGCTGGGGGTACAGCGTGGCGCCGGCGTGGCAGACCCGGAACCAAGAGACGCAGATGTTCGCGCTAAACCACTACCGGGAAGTGGCTCAGGATATCATCGCGACTTTGACCAAGAGGTAGCCCGATGTCGACCGCGTTCCAGTCTGATGCGTTCCAGAATAGCGCGTTTCAGATTGATACGAACGTGGGTGTCATTGTGTTCGTCTCTGGGGTCTATGGGACTGGACTGTTGGGGCAGGTGCTGGTGTGGGGGCTGGTCCCGACCACCCAGCTCCCCGGATGGGCTCAGGTGTCGGATGGGTCTACCCCCCTCTGGAGCCTTGTTCCCACCACCCAGACGCCCGGATGGGTGCTTGTTCCTACCACACCGTCCCCCAGCTGGGGTACTATTACGACTACGCAGTCTCCGGGCTGGGTCCAGATTTCCGACTGAAAGGTAGCGCATGGCATCCACCTACTCCACCAACCTCGCGCTAGAGCTGATCGGCACGGGGGACCAATCCGGAACATGGGGGACCACGACCAATACGAACCTCGGCACTTTGCTCGAGCAAGCCGTGTCGGGGTATGCCACACAGGCTATCACTGACGGCGCGGATACCACCATCACGATCCCGAACGGGGCTACCGGTGTCGCGCGCAACATGTACATCGAGATGACCGGAGCGTTGACTGCGGCGCGGAACCTGATCGTGCCGGCCAACAAGAAGCTCTACTTCATCTACAACAATACGACGGGGGGATATGCCGTCACGGTGAAGGTGAGCGGGCAGACGGGTGTGTCGGTTGCCAACGGTACCAAGGTGCTGCTGGTGTGCAATGGTACCGACATCGTGACCGCAGTGAGCTTTCTCACAGCGGGAGGCGCGCTGGGTACGCCGTCAAGTGGCACACTCACGAACTGCACGGGCCTACCGGTAGCGACGGGTGTGACGGGGACG